AGAGAGGAGAAATAAATGGGAATAGCAAAGACAGATTGCATTTTCATTCAGATAAAACATAGAGAATGCAGGGCATTACGGAAGCTGTACTGTTCAGCATGCGAAGATGGTAAATGCAATTTTTATAAGTCCACAAGAGATTATAACGAGGACGGAACTAAGAAAGATAATAAATGGGAGGGTGTATGAGTAGATTAACAACTCACAAAAAGATTGAGGAAATGTCAATGATGGAATTAGCACATAATTGTTGCTATGCAGATGGAAAGCGTAACGCCAGATACAGAGATTACAATTTAGACATTGACAGTAGGCAGCTTGCAAGAAATCTTATGAAAGATATTTGCAATGTAGATTTAACTGATTTATCAGATGAAGAATTTGAGGAATACATGGGTTCTATGCTTCAGTATGAAATAGATAGTACAGTAGGATTATTAGCTGTGTTTTATCGTAACTTATGGGCTATGGCCAGATTAAGAGAAAAACTGCAGGCTTATGAAGACTTAGACGAAATAGGATACTTGACATGGACTCCGGTAACAGAAAAAGCTCCGAGTGAATTCTACAATGTTCCTAACCTTTTATTATCATTCTCTGATCAATATATAGTAATGGCAGGAAGATATGAAATTGATAAGGACGGCGAAGGACATTTTTACTTAAGAAACGAAAAGACGCCTTGTGAATCAAAGGGATTACATGTTAATGCCTGGTTAAAAATGTTGCCTCCGTATGAGGAGTTAGTGAGTACAAGCAAAAATTTTGATGTCAGGAGGTAAAGATATGTGGCGCATAACAAGAGAAGACGGAAGCAGCGTTGATTTAATAAATAACACTGCAGTAATGTTATACCTGAATACTAGTGATGAAGCTGATTTTAACGAAATAACATCAATCGAAAAGATTACCAAGACGGTCACAGAAGATGTGAAATCGGAAGAAGTAAAGCGTTCTACATGGCAGCAGTTCAGAGAATGCGGAATGCTGTGGTGGATTAATATGATCTTACATACATTTGGCTGGTCCATTGTTTTAGCATTAGACGGAGATATAGTCAAAGATGCATATCCGGCAAGAGTAAAATTCCGTGGATTTTCTACAAAAAATAATACGGAAGGATACATAAAAGTTAGCCAGTACATGAAAGAAAATGCAGGAATCTTACTTGAAGAGGCAAAAGAATGAAAGACTGGACAGGAAACGGGAACAGCATTTACAAGACCTTAGGGGCGTCTAATCACACGGAAAAGGAAAGACAGAAAAATGATTATTACGCGACAGAACCACATGCAACAGAACTTTTGCTGGAAAAAGAGAAATTTTCTTCAAATATATGGGAATGTGCATGTGGGGGGGTCACATTTCTGATGTTCTTAAGGGAAATGGATACACAGTACATAGCACAGATTTGATTAATCGTGGATATGAAGGAACTGTAATTGAAGATTTTCTTAAGACAACTCACATAAATACAATGGATATAATAACCAACCCTCCATATAAATTTGCGAGGGAATTCGTCGAACATGCTCTTGATATTTCTATCCAGGGAATAAAGATTGCAATGTTTTTAAAGCTTCAATTTTTGGAAGGAAAAGCAAGAAGAAAACTGTTTGACGAGAATCCACCCAGGGTAATATATGTTTCAAGCGGAAGGCTGCTATGTGCGAAGAATGCTGAATTTGAAAAAATGAAAGCCGGCGGAGGTTCAGCCGTTGCGTATGCATGGTTTATCTGGGAAAAGGGTTATAAAGGAGATACGGTTGTTAAATGGATTAATTGAGAGGAGAATAATCTATGAAGAAGAAATTTTTAGTAGTTATATTAGGTTTGATATTATGCGTGGGAATGGTAGGGTGTACCGATACAGGTGGCTTTAAAGACCATGACGAACATTCAAAATTGATTGGAATTGAGGGCGAGAAAGATTTGTATTATTACTCTACAACTCATATTGTTTACATAACATTTTATGAAGGTGTAGGAGGACAATATGGATATAGCTACGGCTATATGGCGCCGTATTATTCAGAAAGCGGTAAATTATGTATTTATGACACTGAAAATAAAGCTATTATTGAAATAGGAGAATAGATAATGCGGAAAACTATTCCTAAAAAGATCAGAAAAATTGTGTATCAAAAATACAATGGCCATTGTGCATATTGTGGCTGTGAGATACCGGAAAAAGGATTTAATGTAGACCATCTGCATTGTTTAAGAAATTATGAGCATACCGAAGAATTTACGGGTATAGATGTACACGATATAAGCAATATGATGCCAGCCTGCGGCTCTTGCAATCGATACAAGGCAACGATGGATTTAGAGACATTTAGGGAACAACTACAGAAAATACCAGACAGGCTAAAAAGGGATGTGTGTACTTACAATATCGCTGTGAGGTTTGGTATGGTTCAGGAAAAACGAGAGCCAATAAAATTTTACTTCGAAAAAATGAAAGAAACAGGAACGGCAGAAGTTACAGGAAAAGAATTTCAAGTCCGAATACATAATAAGTGGATTAATTGAGAGGTAACAAGTGTTTAAATTATTTAGAAAGGAATAACGAATCCTCGGTAAACCGAGGTTGCTAAATAAAGATGTTAAAGATTTAGTTGTAAAGTGTGAAATAGTAGCGTTAATGATTCGATAAGGTGGAATTTGAAGTAGCGCAGTTATACGGTAATCGGTAATTGAGTTTCAGACCATTGGCATGGGAAGTCGATTCACACTATCCACGCACAGGATTTGTAGCGTGGTGTTATGAAAAAAGATTATAAGGTGTGTTGGTTATCTGCAGGCATTTCAAGCTTTATTGCAGGATATTTGAACGATACAGCCACATTCACAGATGGAAAAGGGAAAGAATACAGGAGGACTCCGGTTGATGAATGGGTATATATTGATATAAAGGACCAGCACCCTGATAGTATGCGATTTATAAGGGATTGTGAAAAAATAATAGGTAAGAAAGTAACAATTCTTAAATCCGACAGGTTTAATTGTGTCGAAGATGTTATTAGAAAGTACAAGTTTATAAATTCAGAGCATGGCGCACCCTGTACAGGAATGCTAAAGAAAGCAGTAAGGAAGAAGTGGGAAAATGAACATAAAGAACATGTTTTAACTTATGTTTGGGGGATGGATCTTGACGAGAAAAACAGGGCAGAAAGATTAAAAACAAATTTTCCTGAACAAATGCATGAGTTTCCATTAATTGATTTAATGCTTAAAAAACAGGACTGCCACGCTATTGTGAATAGAATGGGAATATCCAGACCGCTTATGTACGAACTGGGCTATCAGAACAATAATTGCATAGGTTGTGTAAAAGGCGGAATGGGTTACTGGAATAAAATACGGAAAGATTTTCCAGAAGTATTTGAAAGCCGGGCAAAGCTAGAAAGAGAAATAGGCGCAACCTGTATTAATGGCATATTTTTAGACGAATTAGAACCTGACAGGGGAAGAATAGAAGACGAAATCAGCACAGATTGCGGAATTATGTGTTACTTGAACCTATAAAGGAGTTAGATATGACTTATAAAAAGTTGTTGAAAGAAGCTAAAAGGCATATACGAACAAGAATTATTGATTACAAGCCTGCTAGTAGTATACATATAGCTGAAATAAAAGATAATAGCCAGATACCAAACGCGATTATATGTTGGCTTAAAGATGGTTCACAGATAGTATATATTAGTGGCAAAATAGGAGGGAAAAATGAGACTAATTGATGCGGATAAACTGAATTTTTCAGAACAGCATTACAATAAAAGCCAGATGAAAGCGATTCTTGATTTTATTGATAATCAGCCAACAGCCTATGATGTTAATAAGGTTGTGAAACAATTAAAAGAAAGAAGCAAAGAGTTTAATTCTGGTTTGAGGTTGCATGGAAAACCGGAAGATATTCTTACTGATGAAGCAATCGAGATAGTAAAGGCAGGTGGTTTATAATGCTAACATTGCCAATTCAGAAGAAATGGTATGATATGATTCTTTCAGGTGAGAAGAAAGAAGAGTATCGGGAAATAAAACAATATTTTAGAAATCCTGAGTGTTGAAAAACTGGCAGCAGACCAAAATGTTTTACATAAGGAAGGTGATTCATGTGGACCGGATATTAAATAAATGCCCTAAGTGTGGCAGCAAGTTACAATTCAGTAATTTAATGCAATTTACGCGGGACTACACAATTAAGAGGAATGGCAGGTTATCCGTAAAAAGCACTAGATCTGATGATTGCCCTATGGACGCATCATTTGTTGCGTACACCTCATGCGACTTTGTTACAAATTGTGACGGAGAATATAAAGATTATGAGAGAAGAATACAAGTATATAGCCAAGATGGCGTAATGATGTATGACGAAAAATTTTTTGATAGGAGAACAGAATGAGCAGAATATATATTAGTGGACCTATAACAAATGTTGACCATTACATGGAAAGATTTTGTGATGCAGAGAAACGATTAAGAGAGCAGGGATACAGCGTAATGAATCCGGCCAGAATATTGAAATGCATGCCTCCTGATACCACATATAAGGAATTCATGCAAATGTCAATTACTATGTTAAAAATGTGTGATCAAATATATATGCTTAAAGGCTGGGAAAAGTCATGCGGTGCAAATCAGGAATATGGATACGCGCTGGCATGTGACATGATTATAGAGAGAGAGGTGTAAGTGTGGAAGGACAATTTAATGACAGAGAATATATGCTGCTCCGTTCTGCAATTGCAAGGGAACAGGAAGCGTGTTCAACAGTTGAAGAGGAAGGAGAACTGACAGCCATTCTTAAAGACATAGAAGACAAGATATATTATATGCAGCACCCTGATGAAAAGGTTGCTGTGTGCGCAATACAAGGTTTTGCCACAGACTGCAGTCTGGCCATATCGGAAGAAATTGTTAATGTGCAGAATAATGCTGAAATAGCAGAGAATGAAAGAACGGGATACAGATTTGGGCTGGGAGTAGCCAGGAGCATTGTAAGAAAACTTGAAGAAAAGGCAACAAAGCGCAGGGAGTAAAGTATGATAGACGAAAAATTTACAAGAGAATGTGCAGATGTATATTGTATAGCATTTGAGCAGGCACGCAAGCGGTGCAAGAATGATGTTTTATCTATGCAGGCGGCACAGACAGTTTTACAGGTTCATGTTACGGTCCACTGTAAGCCAGAAGAAAGACAGATAAAAGCTGCAGAAGAAGTTGCAGAACGCAGGGCAGAAGAAAAGATTTTGAAGAGCATGCAAAAACAATATAAAAAGATGCAGGAGGAAAAAGTTGAACAGGACAAGAAAAGTAAAGGAGAGACGGAATGAGTTTGCAGGCGTTCCAACCCTGACAATATGCCAGAGCATCCAACTACTAATCAACGAACTGGCCGAGAGAGATATTTACATAAAAGATTTTGACAACAAGGAGAAAAGTCTTAAGCAAATACAGTATATAGGCGGTAAATTGTATTACCTGTCAGAAGAATAGGAGCAAATATGGATAAGACGAAAGGGCTTTCAGACGAGGCAAGAATCCTTGATGATTTTTTGAAGCAATATAGAGTATGCATTAACAGAAAACGCGCATTAGAAGCAAGAGAACAGGACATTATAAGAGAATTTGATATGCCTCTTAATGCACCGGTTAACGATGGAATGCCGAGGGGTTCAGGAGAAAACCTCGGCGCCGCCTCTCTGCCTTTACAGCTTGATGAAATTCAGACGAGAATCAAAGAGTCAATAAAAGAATGTACTAAGGCATATTTGAAGGTTGATGATGTTATATCTTATCTGGGAGAGAATACAACAGAACGAGCTATTTTGGAAAGAAAATACATAGACCGCCAGGGCTGGGCTGATATATGCAAAATGGAAATGTTGTCAAAAACTCCAGCCACTCAGTATTGGCGTAATGGTTTATATACCTTGTTAGAATTCGCCAGGGTGCAAATGATTGTTATGGAGCATAAAAAGATTATGGAGAAGAGAATATATGGATAACATGACGATTTGTGAGAAACACAGAGAATATCAACATATTTTTTATCTTGAAAAAATGTTAAAAGAAGCAGGATACCCGTATTTTTTTAATTTTAACCGTGATTATCCGGATATTATCTGGGGTAAATATGAAATGCAAATCGATATAGAGCAACGCGCAGGATTTAAAAAGCCTATGTTAGAAATTTTTTGCGACGGCGGGCTATTAAAACTTTGTGACTACAGAGAGAACCAGACGCCGGAAACGGCACAAGGAAAATTTTGTGACGGGCTTACATCTGAAGACTGCATGCAGATCATAGAAAAAATTTTTAAAAAAAATAAATAGCACACCATAGCACCGCACAGAATGTTAATATAATCATGACTGATATGGATATCAAAACTGCACGATTTACCCTCTTAGAGGACGGACTTCAAAAGCCCGTCCTTTTTCGTGTTAAAAATTCGGGCTTAACACGCATAAAATCAGAATGTGAGAGGGATTTTGTTAATAAAATGTGGAAAAGTACAGGGAAATGTTAAGAAATCCGCATAAAATCAGAATACGAGGAGATTTTTTGTGACAGGATTTTTTGGATAATTTTTTGACAGGGCATGACCAGATAATTGGCAGCAGTTTTTGACAGCCTGGGTACATAGTCGCATGTATGCCGAGATACATGGTCGCATGTCCTGCTTGAAAATAAATAGACACATGGCAGCAGATAATAAAAAGCCCGCCGGATGAGCGGGCTATATTTATTATAAAAACGACATAAACAACTCATTATCACCGGCATAATCAGAAATAAATTTTTCAGCTTCTTCATATGCGCTGCATGTGAACACGGTTTTATATGATGATTTTTCAATCACTTCAATTTTCATGTCGGAAACTTTTTTGACGCCGTCGCTATCTACAAAAAGCCCGTCGGAATCGTATTCGTTTGATTCAATGTAATATTCACTCACGGCGAAATAAGCACCGCCTGAGTTGCTTAATTTCCAAATGCGTGTATTATATTTTGAAAGCTCTTTTTCTGCGTCTTCCAGAGTGTCAAATGATTTTATTGTTTCAGGCACTACATCAAGCGCACCAACAGCACAGCCGCAATTAATATTCTTTCTGTCTGCAAACTTAATTTCAACATCTTTTCTTAAAACTTCATACTTTCTCATAATTTTTCACTTCGCGCCATCTGGCGCGCCTTTCTTAAAATATTTTTATTCCCATGATTTTTTAGCAACATCTTTTTCAAAAACTGCGCTGCTGTGTTCCTTTGCCAGCTCTTCAAATTTTTTGAATGCCTGGCGTCTTTCTGATCCGGCAAATGTAAGCCGGTCTTTTTCTGTTTCGTGGCCGTCCGTAAGATTTACAGAGTAAAATATTATATAATACGCAACTTTACCGCCGTATTTTTTGACACGCTGCAATAATATTTTTTCACGGGTTGGGGAAGTAGCAAGATAATTATATCTATTAACAAGCCCCATCTTGTAAGCCTTAAGCATTGCAATATTTTTTTCAAGCCTTTGGATATCTGCATCAGCTCTGGCCATGTTCCGCACAACCTCATCACATGTATATATATTTGACGGGTGATTCTCAAAAATATGTATTGTGCGCTCTGCCGGCGATTCAGAATAAGAGCCATATTTTGTGAACAACTCCTTAAATAAATTTTCCTGCTTCTCCTTTGTACAGGTGCCCGCATCAGGACACCCACAACAAGAGATTTTTTTATTACAAATATCTATCATGCGATTCTTACCTCCTTCAATGCTTCGCTTGGATCTTCTTTGAAGATAAAGCTATGCGTAAATTTTGAATAGTAGCCGCCCAACTTCTTAATCTCATTGTTAAGCTTTATATAATTGTCACGGCTGAGATTATCAAGCCACTTAACAAGATATATTTTTTCGCCGGTCTTTGTGTGCTGTGATTCCTGGACTGTGAAAGCCTCTCCGCTTGTGCTTATCTGCTCTGGCTGTTCTGGAGTAGTTGCAGGTGTTGCGGTTGCACTCTTGATTCTTGCAACCTTTTCAACCTGTACACAACTATCAAATTTGCAACCGAAATAATAAAAATTAACATTAAAATAATCAATCTGGCCGTCGCAATCTTCGTAATTGTATGACTTAACAAATGCGTCAACATCATCAATAACACTCTGGAAATAATCACTTTTGATAGCGTAAAATGCGCTATCTGCAACGGCTTTTTCGTATGCGTTGTATACATCTTCATCAAGCCAGCAATCAAGATTAAAATATCCATTAGCTCTAAGCTTCTTCATCATATCGCTAACATTATCTCTATATCTATCCCAGCCGTCTACAACCTCATGAAGCCCCTCGGCTCTTAAATCCTCCGCTGTCTTGTACATTTTGTCAGCAAACTCTTTGATCTCAACATGCAGCTCCTGACACATAGAAGCGTATGAAGTCCTTACGCTAAATTTGCAAGTTGGGTATTTCTCTTTTACATACTTACGAACAATAGCAGCTATTTCTTTAAGTGTTAAATTAGAATCGTAGCGGCTGCCCTCCCAACCAAAAGCTGTATAGAAGTTTCTTCTTGTACCCTGGGCGGTCTCTTTCTTCTCCTCTTCTGTAATTGTCTGGTCCTTATTCTTCCAGATTCTGAATGCGATATCGTATTCCTGATTGATCTCCTGCATTGTCTCAAGATTTCCGCCGTTGTCTGGGTGATTCTTCTTGAGTAAATCTCTGTAAGTCTCTTTTAATTCCTTATAGCTCTTTACATTCTTAAAATATTTCATAATCTTTCACCATAACCCTTGCGGGTTTCCTTTCTGTTCAGTTATGTTTTGTAACTCTCTGGCTACAAAATAACACTATAAAATAATATTGTCAAGTGATATTTTAAAACTTTTTAAAAATAAATTAAAACTTGACAATTATAAAATATAACTGATATACTGCAAACATAGATAAAACCAAGGAGGTTCTAAATATGGACGGTACAAAAATAATTAAAAAATTTCTTTTAGAAAAAGATTCTAATGCATTGGAACTTTCCAAAAAATTGAATTGTTCGTCAGCTAATATCTATAACAAAATGAAAAGAAATAACTTTTCACTTAATGAATTAGAGGAAATAGCCGCCGCCTATGGCTGTGAACTAGAAATTAGATTCAAAGAAAAATAAAAGGGGCGATAACATGGCATACGCAAACAAACAAGCAGCATTTAACTATATAAACGAATACCAGCGCGAAAAATACGATCGTATAACAGTAATGGCGAGTAAAGGCAAAAAAGCAGAATATCAGGCCGCAGCAAAACAAAGCGGTTTGAGCCTGTCAGCTTTTATAATGCAATGTGTAGATGAAAAAATACAATCATTGCAAAGGGAGCAAAAATGAACTATAAAATGACATTTGACTACACAGACAACAACCAGATAAAAGATAATTATAAAACGTTGCTGAAATCAAAAGGCTTTACAATGAAGAGGGCTTCTGAATTAATAGGGCTGTCAACTCCTCAACAATTAAATAATAAATTTAATAACAAGCGTTTATCATTGGAAGACCTCGCGGCCGCTCTTGATGCTGTAGGCTGCACACTCGAAATATCATTTAAAGAAAAGGCGGAGAATTAAATCCCCGCCTCTGTTTCAAATTGTTCTATCTCTTCCCAGGTGAAACCTAAATTGTGCAATCTGTCCGCCTGATCAGCACAGAAACAAGAAGCTTCAAAAGAGAAATCTCTTAAAAACAATCTGCAGGCTGTCTTGTAAGACTCTACAGCTTTGTCTTTTATAAATTCGTCAATCTGTTCTTTATTCTTGAAATGTATCCCGCCTATGTAATAACCTTTGTATTGTCTCATAATACCCATCTCCTAAAGTGTATTAGCAAATTCTATAACCTGCGCCTCGTTTAAATGATCCTTTACAACCTCATCACCTTTATATAATTCATATTCGTTTTCAATAGTTCCGAAGAATCCGTCAAACTGGTTATCTATATAATAACCGTTATTCTCTAACTTCTTGATTGCGTCTCTCATATCTTTTCACCTTAGCCCCTCCGGGCTTCCTTTCCTGTTGTTGACTATAAAATAATCTAATATTAGAATATTGTCAAGCGTTTTTATTCAAATTTTAGAATAATTTTAATTGACTTTTAAAAATGCATATAATACTATTAATACAGAACCAAGAGAAAGGAGACGGCGCAATGATAAAATACAAAGTTGATGTATTCCAGAAACTAAAAGAACACGGCTTCAATCAAGCAAGAATTCAAGGCGAGAAGCTACTACCGGCGCAGACAGTCCAAAATATAAAAGCAGGCAAAAGCATCACACTAGAAACACTAAATAAAATATGTATTATGTGCAAGTGCCAGCCTGGGGATATAATCGAAGTAATACCAACAGATCAAGAAAAAATAAAATATTATTGACAATATTCTAAAAATAGAATAATATGCAATTGCTGAAAGATAATAAGCCAATAGGCAGAAAGGAGAAAGCAAATGCATATACAATACAAAAAGCAGGCAGTAAAATATATTAATACCTGCGATAAGCCAACAAAGAACAGGCTAAAAGAAGCTATTGAAAAACTCCCTCTTGGAGATGTAAAGAAATTATCAGGGTATGACAAAGAATACAGGCTTAGAGTTGGCGATATTCGCGTATTATTTACGATTGAAGACGAATCAATAACAATTAATAGTATTTTACCAAGAGGACAAGCATATAAAAGAGTTTAGGAGGCGCAGAAAATGAGCAAAGACTTATTAAAAAATATTATTGACTTAATACCTGATGAAGACATTGATACAATATACAAGGTCGTTGTTAAATTCATACCAGAAGATAAGCCAACCCCGGACGAAATAAAAGCAATCGAGGAAGCGAAAGAGGACGGCGGGGAATTGATAGACCATAACAATATTGATTGGAATTAATCCAGAAATCCAAGGGCGGCATTATTGCCGCTCTTTTTAAATTCTATAATATCTCTGTCTCCTCTCTACCTCCACAACCTCAGGACAACAGCAGACGGCGACAGCCTCACGGCATCAGCTCCGCTCCTGGTCCATATACCGGAGAGGCAAGAACAACAGAGAAAGAGCAGAAGAGAACGCAACCAGAAACACCAGAAGCCAGACACACAGGAAGCTGGACATAGCAGCACCCGGCGACAGCTCCACCATATAACCAGGAAGCAAGGAAGAGGAAGAGAACCAGGAAGAGAGACGGCATCAGCCACACTTACAAAACTATAAACGATATACACAGAGCAGACAAAGAAGGTCAAGCGCCTTTTATGTCTGCTCTTTCTGTTTCTATGGATCTATAACGGCAGCAGCTAGGCACGAGGGGGAGACCTGGCAGCAGGCAAGGAAGACAGGAAGAGACAGGACACAGCCGGAGACAGCAGCAGACACAGAAGGGACAAGGACAGCAACCACCACACAACAGCAGCCAGACACACAGAAGCCAGGCATGGCAGCAGACGGCACAGCCTCAAGCCTCCGGAGGCTCTCCGATCCGGCTCAAAGCGACTACACGACTACCAAAAAGGTTAGATTGAAAGTGCGTAGGTACTACCCAGCCCCACCCCCTATGCGGGTCGGAGAAAGGCGCATTAATTCCGCCGATAAAATCAAAAAATAATTTCGCATTTCGTTACGCAGTGAGGTAAAAAATGCATGTTAGCACGCAATAGCACTAGCGTTCATGATATTTTGATATTGTGAAAAAATATAAAAGGGGCTGATTACTACGGCAGGAAGACCAAGAAAAAAAGAATTATGCGAATCAAAAGAAATTGCAGAATTGTTCGGTGTAACTGTGCGCAGAATTCAGCAGCTTACACAGGACGGGGTAATATCCAGCGTTCAGGTTAAGGGAGAGAGGGGAAGACGATATGAGAAAGACGAGACAGTTAAGACTTATATCAAGTACCTTTCCGACAAGGCAAATGGCAAAGCAACATCTAAAGGTGAAGCGGAATTGAAGGAACAGAAATTAAAAGTTGAAATAGCGCTGAAAGAATCTCAAAGAGATTTACATGTGTTGCGTACAGATATTGCGGCAGGAAAGTATATAACCGTTGAAGAGGTTAAACTTGACTATAGCCGCTTTTTTGTTGCCTTCAAAAAATTTGCATTATCCCTTCCTAACAAGATTGCATGGCAGGTTGCCGGTTCTGTTGAACCGACAGAATTAAGGCGTATTGAAAACGAAATGCAACAGGAGGTAAAGAGGCTGCTTAATAGTTTCGTTGTATCTGCTGTTGTGGAACGGGAAAATGATGAGGAAGCCTAAGAAACTATCTGTAACCCAGTATCAATACGACGCCTTGCAATTAATGCTGCCGCCTGAACAAATCACGGTCTCTGAATGGGCGGGAAAATATAGAATGCTTGACTCTAAATCGTCTGCAATACCAGGACCGTGGAATAATGACATAACGCCATATCTTACAGGCGTTATGGACGAGTTCAACAATTACGAAACATCTAAAATCATATTTGTTAAGCCTACTCAGGTGGGCGGAACAGAAGCTTTACAGAATATGATTGGCTATATTGTTATGCAGGACCCGGCACCAACAATGATTGTCTATCCTACAGAAACACTTGCTAAATCAATATCGGAAAACAGATTACAGCCAATGTTAAGGGCGACACCAGAGCTGGCAAGAAGGTTTGATGAAAATTCACAGCTTCTTGAATTACAGTTTGACGGCATGTACTTAACATTGGCTGGTTCTAATTCTCCATCAGGTTTAGCGAGTAAACCTATTCGTTTCGTGTTGATGGACGAGGTTGACAAATATCCGGGAACCAGTGGCAAGGAAGCTGATCCTATTAAACTTGCGACAGAGAGAACGAAAACATTCCATGACAAGAAAATATATATAACAAGCACGCCAACTCTTAAGACTGGCCATATCTGGAAAGAAAAGGAAAGCGCAGATATAGAAAAACATTATTTTGTTCCATGCCCTCATTGCGGGGAGTACATAGAACTTAAGTTTTCTAATATCAGATTTCCGGACGAAGAAGGAATGACTTATGCCGATAGAGCGGAATTTGCAACTTATATATGCCAGGAATGCGGCTGCGCAATAACTGATGCAGATAAAAACAATATGATACGGCATGGAGAATGGCGCATAGTACGCCATAATACTCAATATGTCCGTTCTGTTGCATTTTGGATTAACACATTGTACAGCCCTTTCGTAAGATGGGCTGATATTGTGAAAGAATTCCTTACAACAAAAGACGACCCGGATCTATTTCAGAATTTTGTAAACTCATGGCTGGCTGAACCGTGGGAAGATACAAAACTTAAGACAAGTGCAGAACTTGTACTTGAGAGGCAGACAGAACTGCCAGAGTATGTTGTTCCTTCATGGGCGAAAATATTAACTGGTGGAGTAGATGTTCAGGAAACCTCACTGTACTGGTCAATAAGAGCCTGGGGGGATTATCTCACCAGTCAGAATATTGCACACGGTCAGGTTCTATCATTCAATGATATTGATAACATTATGAACGCTGAATATCTCAATGAGAACGGCGAGCCTATGATTGTTAATTTATGCCTGGTTGATTCAGGAGACCAAACAGATATTGTGTACGACTTTTGCGCGACACATTCCGATTATGCATTACCGGTGAAGGGTTCTTCTCATGCACAGCTATCAAATTATAAATTGAGCAAAATAAACAGGACTGACAGCCGGGCTATGGGTACAACACTTGTACTTGTAGACAGTGGCGCTTATAAAGACATGATTGCTGGACGAATGCAGAGAGACAACGGGCGTGGAAGCTGGATGGTGTATTCTGGTTGCGATATGGAATATGCAAAACAGGTTACAGCCGAGCATAAGGTTAATGTCAAACATGGCAACACTGTTAAGAAAGTCTGGCAGTTAAAAACAAGTCATGCAGATAATCACTATCTGGATACAGAAGTGTATAACGCAGCGGCAGCAGATATATTAGGCGTTAGACAGCTTCATTTGATGAAAGAGGAAGATGTATCAGTTCCTGAATATAAGCCGCCGGAGGAACAATGGATTACAGAAAATGACAATTGGTTAGACCGATAGGAGGAACATTATGGCAGATAATTCAACAAAGGAAATGCTTGACAATGTGAATGGCGCTATTAATGCGATTGCCAGCGGTGGTCAGAGCTACAAGATAGGCTCTAAGAGTTTAACGCGTGCAGACTTGAAGCAATTGTATGATATAAAAAACGATTTAACGGCGCAGCTTGCAGCCCAGAACAATAACGGATTGTTCGACGACTGCTATGTTGCAGAATTTAGTGGAAGGTAGCATATGGGATTTATAGACAGTATTGTTGCAGCAATATCTCCTAAGGCTGCATATGAAAGAGAAATATATAAAATTGCCGCTGATGGCTTGAGATCATTAGATAGTTATGATGCAGGTTCGTATGAGCATAATAACAGAAATTGGAATGTTACGAATGAATCGGCGGAAATAACTGACAGATACAGCAGAGATACTATCAGGGCAAGAGCCAGAGACCTTGAAAGAAATAGCGATATTATGAATTCCATCACATCTGCCTGGAAGAGAAATATCATAGGCAGCGGATTTATATTACAAGCAAAGACTCCGGACGCAGAACTTAATAAGCAGATTGAAAGAGCTTGGAAAAAGTGGTGTAAAAAACAGAACTGTGATGTTACGCAGACACAGAGCCTTAATCAGATGCTTAGAATGGCTGTGAACAGGAAAAAGGTAGACGGCGGAATCCTATTCATCAAGAGATACACCAACGGCGGAATGATACCATTCAAGCTGCAGGTGATTGAAGTTGACGAATTAGACACAATGGCGACAGCACCGAAAAACAAAGGGAATAAGGTTGTTGGAGGCATAGAATACAATGCTTACAACGCACCTGTCGGGTATTTTATAAAACAATACGACATTGACGGATACAACTTAAGTACTCCGGTATATGTTGAAGCTAAAAATGTTATATTCTATTTCAGCAAAAAAAGACCATCACAACTAAGGGAGATATCGGATATGGCACCAACTATCCCTAGAATTCGCGATGTGAACGAATTCATTACGGCTGTATCGGTTAAGGAGAGAATATTAGCTTGCTTTGCAGTATTCATCAAGAGAATGCTTCCTACTCAAGGACTGAACGGAAGTATTGGCAGAGGAACAGGGGCAGATGGAAAACGCATGAGTTATGAAGGAAAGACAATCGCTCCTGGCATGATGAAAGAACTTAATGCCGGCGATGAAATACAGGTTGCCAGTCCTGCAGGACAAAGCGCAGATGCCACAAGCTACACGAAGCTGGAACAGAGAATGATAAGCGCAAGTCAGGGCTTAAGCTACGAAGCAACTAGTAGAGATATGGCTGAAAGCACATATTCATCAGCCAGACAGAATATTATTGAGGACGACCTTACATATCAGGAAGATGTTGAATTGATAAAAGAAATTATAGATGAGATATACGAAACATTTGTAATTTCATTGGTGCTATCAGGAACTATCAATGTATCCGGATTCTGGGAGAACAAAGATAGTTATTTCGACCATGAATGGATAAAGGAACCTAAGCCGTGGATAGATCCGGCTAAGGAATCTAATGCTAATAAAGTGGCATTAATGACAGGTCAGAAGACATTCAAACAGATTGCAGCGGAGAACGGACGCGACTGGAAAGACCAGATAGACGATATGGCAGAAGTTCTTAATTATGGCAATGAAAAAGGAATAGACATGGGAGGTGTTATATTTGGAATACAGAAAAAAGAATGAATATCTTGAGCGTTCTATTACGGATTGTAATATTAGGCAGATTGAAGGGGAAGGAAACGAAAGAAAATTTGAGTTATCGTTTTCGTCGGAAAAGCCTTATATGAGATATTTTGGCAATGAAATATTATCACATGCGGACGGCGCGGTTGATTTAACAAGGTTAAATTCAATTGGCGTCGTTTTATTTAACCATAACAGAGATGTGATTGTAGGAAAGGTTTTAAAAGCGTGGGTCGAAGACAACAGAGGACATGCACAGATTGAGTTTGACACAGACGACGAGGCAGAAAAGATATATCAGAAAGTGCTTAATAAAACCTTGAGAGGAGTATCAGTTGGATACAACATTTCGGTCATAGAGAATGTACAGGACGGGGCGGTATCTTCTGACGGAAGATTTAAAGGACCATGTAAAATTGCTAAAAAATGGACGCCGTTTGAGATTTCTATTGTAAGCATTCCGGCTGATGAAACAGTTGGAGTAGGAAGAGCCTATGAAACAGAGGGAGTAAGCAGCTTCTATTATAACGAGAGGCAGCTCCAGATAAATGAAAATCTTATATTAACAGGAGGTAAAGGATTATGAATCTTAGACAAATGATTCTAAGACAGCAGGAACTTCTCTCGTTAGCAAGAAGCGAACACAGAGAATTATCTGCACAGGAACAGACAGAATTTGATAATTTAACAAGACAGATTGCAGCGGCAGCAGACGAACAGCCATCTGCCGGAGGACAGCCAGAGACTGGAACAACACCGCCTGCTAACCAGGAAGGTGTTAGATCAGGCAGTATATCAACACCAGAAAATGACATTTCGCTTGAAAGAAGCAGATGCGCAGAAATAACAAGAATGTGTCGCTCGCTTGGCGTTGATGATACAGTTATGGAAGGCTACATATCGGGCGGAAATTCAGTTGACAGCGTAAGGGAAGCAATCATGAATTCTATGATTGAAAACGGTTCGCCTATCAGCCAGAGAGGCAGTGCAGATGTTACGGTAGCGGAAGAGGATAAGTTCAGAGCGGCAGCTTCTGATGCGCTTTTACTTAGAGCAGGATTGAATGTTGAAAAGCCGGCGGACGGCGCAAGAGATTTAAGAGGAATGTCGCTTAGAGATTTATATATCGAAGCTTCAAGTGCGGACGAAAGAGGCAGATATATGAGAATGAGTGCTGATGATTTGTATGATTATGCGCAGAGAGATTTTGCTAATCCAACAGCAGCATTCCCAGCTATTCTTGATGATGCAATCAATAAATCTATCAAGGAAGGCTATAATAAGGCAGCAGCTACATTTGATGCATGGGCGAGAGAAGGCTCGCTAAAAGATTTTAAGAAAACGGATCATTATTACATTGCTGGCTCTGCTGGTGAATTCCTTGAAGTTCCTGAAAACGGAGAACTCAAGGCAGATTCTAGAACTGATACAAAGCTTCCACAGAGACAGCTTAAGACCTATGGCCGTCAGTTCTCATTAACAAGACAGGCGTTTATCAATGATGATATTGATCTTATAATAGGCTTACCATCAAGATACTCTAAAGCGGCAAAGAAGACTATTAATAAGCAGTGCTATCAGATTCTTGTAAATTCACCTGCTATATACGACGGAGTGAAATTATTCGATAAGACACACGGTAACATAATAACAACAGGAACAGGAGTTACTATGGAATCGGTACAGGCTATGATGCTTGCATTACAGTCACAGACCGACCAGGAAGGCGAAGTTATTGTTATCAGACCAGCAACTATTGTTGTCCCTGTCGGAATGGCATTTGAAATGTATGCATTATTCAATAGTCCAACTATTAATACAGAGGGCAACACACAGGCTGTAAATCCACTTTACAGATATGCTAAATCTATTGATATCGTAGAAGATGCTACTATTAATGTTTTATGTGGTGGATTGGGAAATACAATGCCATGGTTCCTTATAGGAAACAAAGATGATGTTGAATTTATACAGGTTGATTACCTTAATGGCAATAAGACACCTATCATAAGAAGAGCTGAACAGATTGAAAAACTTAGTATCAGTTGGAATATTTACCTTGATTGGGGCATTACAGTACTTGATTATAGAGGTGCTGTTAAGAATCCGGGAAAGGTTATACAGAATCCTATTAAGTAATGGAGAGGAGGAAAGGAAATATGTCTAAAGCAATATATTGGCAGAGAGGTGAAGATCTTGATTACAAGAACGGAACATCTGATACAATCGAAGCAGGTTCTGTTGTAAGCCTCAAGACAAGAATAGCAATTGCTGGAATGGATATTAGACCTGGAGAAGTTGGTTCTATTCATGTTAAGAATGTTTTTAAGTTTGATAAAACAGATTCAGCAGAGATTCAGCAGGGTACAGCAGTATACTGGGACGGAAATGGAATCACAGCTACAGAAGGTTCTAATGTACCAGCCGGATATGCAGCATATGACTCTACAGCGGAAGATAACACGATTCTTGTGAATATCGGATAGGAGGCAATATGACAGCAGCAAAGAAAGATATCAAGAGCAGCGCTAAAACCAGCGCTGCCAAACCTTTGGAAGATACTGTAACAGAAGACAGTATTGAAGATGTTATAACAGAAGACAGTATTGAAGATGTTATAACAGAGGATAATGCAGAAGATACTCTGCGTGACGCGTCACCTGAACTGGGGCTTTACGCTAAAACCGACATTTTATACAAGTCTCGCAGATATGGTTTAGGAGACAAATTGCCTACTGATGAGCCAGAAATGATTGCGGCATGGTTGAGAGCAGAAACTGCAGAATGGAGATAGCATGAATTTCAAGGAACAGTTGGCACATGACAATAAAGTGGTATTTATGAACATTAATGAATTTGCGGAAATACATGATATCAACGGAAAAAAGGTGCTATGCATTATTGATAATAATGAGATGGTAGACAGGGAAAAAAGATATCAATATAAACGAAGTCTTTACGGAGATGGAATTTATCTGAAGGAAATTCTTTTTTATGTGAATGCCAGGGATTTTGGACCATTGCCAGCTATTGGGCGAAGCATGATATTTGACGGCAGAGCATACACAGTATCAGACGCAATCAATGAAGGTGGAATATACTCAATAAGCTTAGAGGCGAATAAGGTATGATACAGTATAATGTTGATGTAGACGATTTAAGGCAGATAGAGAATGCACTTGGTATGTCTAAGGATAAAAGTAAACAAATTCTCAAATCTGCGATAAATTCTACAGAAAAAGAAACTACCAAGCTTCTGTCAGGAGAAGCTAATAAAAGATACTACATTAAGAAAACAAAGGTTGACAAGACTTTAGACACAAAGAAAGCTACTGTATCTAATCTTGAAGGCCTTATAACTTCTACTGGTGGCGTTAATGAATTGTACGATTTTCGCGTATCTCCTAAAGCATACAATCCACACAACAGACCAAGAACTGGTCATACTGGTAATGTAAACAGAGCCAACAGCCCTAAGAGACTGTACCTGCGTCCGGGCGCGACATTTGATAAATACAAAGCATTTGTTGTTCGATTCAAGAGCGGCCATGTTACTATAGGACAGCGTGTCCCTGGTAAAAGAATGAAATCAAACCCTAAAAAAGAGGCTGTAAAAGAATTGCTTTCACCATCAACACCCACATTGCTCGGCAATGAGAAAGGGGTGTATGTCATAGTACAACCTCAGATGTATTCAATATTAGAAAAAAATATTGAGCAGCAGATACAGAGATTTCTTGGATAGGAGCGGAATATGACACCATTAACAGTACAAATGTCTCTTATTGATGAATTAAAAGACATGTTTAAGGGATATGAATACAAGAATGCTAAAGGGGACATGGTTCCTTTAAATGTGTATATGCAGGACACACCAATGCAAAAATATACTCCTCCAGAGGAGTATAACGAAGAATATAACGGATATATGGATGAAGAAGAAAGTGAAATCCCGGTGCCTTATATAATTGTAAGACTAAACAGCGGAGGTCATACAGGAAACTATGAAGACCCTAACAAAGTAAATATAGTGCTTATAATATGTATATGGGACGACGGACTGAACAATGAAGGACATATAAGCGTTATGAATATACTGCAAAAAATATATGAGCGATTTGCGAAAGACAATAATTTGCGCAATATTGCAGTCTTTGACGGACAATGGAACTGGCTACGACAGGAGGATAATTATTATCCATTCTTTATCGGAGCTTGTACATTGTCCTTTAATTTTGCCTTTGTAAGAAAGGAGACACATTATGACGACTACTGCTAAGAAAAAAGAAGAACAGAAAGCCAACTTAATGTATATAGGACCGACAATATCAGGCGTAGCCAGATATTCAACTGTATTCAAAGAAGGAGTGCTGCCGGACAGACTTAAAGAATGCGTAAAGGAATTTCCGGCAATGGCGAAGCTGTTAGTTAAAATTGAGGATATGCCGGAGGCAATGAAGAAACTCAATGAAAAGAATAGCGTGCTGAGTACAATATGTACCCAGGTTAAGAATAAATTTAAGGAGGCTTAATAATGGCATACAATCATGGAATAGCGGTTTTAGAAAACCCTACAAGCGTACCAACGCCAGCTGTTAATGATGGTGAAGTTCCTGTGATTTTCGGAACGGCACCGATTAACCTGGCATCTGATCCGAGAGCAGCAACAAACAAATTGTTTCTGTGCAATACATTTGCAGAGGCACAGGCTGCAGTTGGATATTCAGACGATTATGAAAATTATTCATTGTGCCAGGCAATGGATTCATTTTTTAAGGTGTTTAAAATAGCACCTGTAATAATCTGCAATGTCCTTGATCCAGACAAACATAAAACGGATTATTCGGAAGAAATTACTGTAATTGGAGAGCAGGCAGTATCAACTAAGAAAGGGATTTTACTTGATACGCTCACTGTTTCTAATGAAAGTACACCACTTGTCAAAGATACGGATTACACTGTGGAATTCAACGATAAGGGATATGTAGTTGTTACTGTAATTAAAGAGGCTGTATCTAAAGTCAAAATGACAGGGAAAGCAATTGACCCAAGTACAGTAACAGATATTGATATTATTGGTTCATATGATGCAGGAACTGGCAAGGAGACAGGAATTGAACTTGCAAGAAGAGTATTTCCTACATTTGGAGTAAGAGTTAATTTTTTGCTCGCTCCGGGCTGGTCACAGATTCCGTCTGTTGGGCTTGCGCTTTCTGCTAAAGAGGAAAAGCTAAGCGGATTATTCAAATGCAGAGCTGTAATTGATATTGATACTAAGAAAGCAACAAAGTACACAGATGTAGAGAAAGTAAAGAAGGATAGCGGATTTGCTTCTGAAGATATTGTTGTATGGCCAATGGTATCATATGGCGGCAAGGTGATGTATTATTCAGCAATTTATGCTGCTATGACATGCCTATTAGATTACAACAATGGTTCAGTACCTAATATCTCACCATCAAATGAAGATATCAAGGTGAGCGCTGCTGTTATATATGACGGCACAGAAGTATGCCTTGATATCACTCAGGCTAACGAACTTAACGCTGTCGGCGTTGTTACAGCGTTAAATCTTAACGGTGCATATAGATCATGGGGAAATAACACAGCGGCATACCCAGGCACAACAGATCCTAAGGATAGATGGATTTGCTGCAGAAGATTCTTTGACTGGTATTCAAACAGCTTCATTGCAACATACCTTGAAAAGGTTGACGATCCAGGTAATTACAGACTTGTAGAATCTATAGTTGATTCAGAGAATGTAAGAGGGAACAGCCTTGTATCACAGGGAAAGTGCGCAGGAGCAAAGATTGTTTACAGCAAAGAGGATAACCCTGTAGGTAATATTGTTAATGGAAATGTAGTGTTCAGACAGTACATAGCACCATATACACCAGCAGAATATATCTTAGATATCTTAGAGTTCGACCCAACAATGTTAGAAGCAGCGCTTGGAGGTGAATAATTATGAGCATAGCAAATGTACCAGAGGTTATTAATAATTTCAATGTATATAATAATGGAAATAAACTTATTGGAATTTCAGGTAGTCACACATTACCTAATTTTGATGCGATTACAGAAACTATGGCAGGAGCCGGAGTTCTTGGAGAGTATGAAACGAGCATGGTAGGCAATTTCAGTTCTATGGAACAGGAATTATCTTTTGCAGTGCTTGAAAGCGACATGTTTGACCTTATGGATCCTACACAGCCAGTTGATATTACATTCAGAGCGTCGCAGCAGTCTACAGTAAAATCAACAGGAGCGCTTGATTATACAAGCATGAGAATTGTAGAAAGAGGACGCTTCAAATCTTTTGAACCTGGAAAGATGGAAAGAGGAAAACAGATGGATGCAAAGCTTAAGTTCGAACTGTTCTACATTCTCATTGAGATTGACGGGAAAACAGTTATCGAATATGACAAGCTGAATTCTGTATTTACTGTAAATGGAAAGGATTTACTTGAGAAAGTGAGGTCACAGTGCTAATGGAATCAACAATTAAAAAAGATGTAAGTTTAGAAGCTACTGCCGTCGAGGTGGTAGCTTCTGATGTTTCAGAGGAAGAGAAAGACGATCTGTTAATTAAGCTTAAGAAGCCGTATATGTTTGAAAGGGTTGAGTATAAGGAAGTTGACTTAAGAGGCTTAAGAGACTTAAAGGCGTCGGACATGATTACGATTAACAACAGAATGAAGAGGAGATCAGGTGGAAGCATTGATGTAATGCCGGAAGTTACTCTTGAATACGCTGCAGAGATTGCGGCAATGGGTTCTAAACAGCCTGTTGAATTTTTTACTAATCTTCCAGCAAGTGAAAGTATGGCGGTTAAGAATGCTGTACTGGGGTTTTTGTTCGGCTCGGAATAAACCCGAATGATGCACCACAGCTTAGAAGAACGATTATAGAACTTTCGATAGCACTAAAAACAGGCATAGATTATTTTAATTCGCTTACATTGCAGGAATTATTAGAAATAATAAAGGAAGTGATTGAGATTGGCAGTGACAGGAAAAGAGTACAAACTAGCAATAAGAATAGCCGGCGTAATTGACAAGTCCTACACTGCAAGTCTCGCCACGGCTAAAACACAACTTAATGCTAATGTTGCTGAGATTAATAAGAGTTTTACCAGCCTTGATAAAGGCTTTGACGCGACAATGAAAGTTGGCCAGAATTGTTTTAAAACAATAGCGACGGCTTCTGGCGTTGCCGCTGCAGCTATTACAGCAGCAGCGGCAGCATCTATTGTTGCAGGTTCTAATTTTGAATCTGCATTTGCTGGAGTAAAAAAGACGGTTGACGCAACGGAAGAAGAGTACGCAATGCTGCGCCAGAATATTCTTGATATGTCAAAAGAGATTCCGTCCAGTGCATCAGAAATTGCTAATGTAATGGAGATTGCAGGACAGTTAGGAATCGCCACTGATTCATTGACGGAATTCACAAAGGTTATGATTAACCTGGGTGTGTCAACGAATTTAAGCGCGGAAGATGCAGCTACAGCGCTTGCTAAGTTTGCAAATGTTGTAAGCATGCCTGATTTTGACGAGAACGGAATAAGTAATTATGAAAGACTGGGTTCAGTTATTGTTGACTTAGGTAATAACTTTGCGACAACAGAACAGGACATTGTAACAATGGCAACAAGACTTGCTTCAACGGGAGATATTGTTGGATTGTCGGAAGCACAAATTATGGCGCTTGCAACGGCAATGAGTTCTGTTGGCATAGAAGCAGAGGCCGGCGGTTCTACAATGTCAAAATTGCTAAGAAAGATACAGTTAGCAGTCGAAACGGGTTCAAGTTCTTTACAGGATTATGCAAGTGTGGCCAACATGACCGGAGAGGAATTCTCACAGGTATTTAAAGACGATGCCGTGGTTGCTTTATCTGCATTTATTGATGGACTTAACGATACGGAAAGAAACGGCAAATCTGCCGTTGCTATTCTGGACGATATGGATATCAAAGAGATAAGACTTACGAATACAATTCTTGCACTTGCTAATGCTTCTGGCGTTATGAGCAATGCAATTGACACTGCTAATAAAGCGTGGGACGAAAATACAGCCCTTGCAATTGAGGCAGGGAAACGATATGAAACTGTAGAAAGTAAAATGCAGATAATGAAGAATGCATTTGTAGATCTGGGCATATCTGCATATGAGGATTTAAGAGAACCTCTTGTAGACGCAATAGGTTTTTCTACAGATAAGATTGAAGAACTGAATAAAAAGATAAGCGGTGCGAATGGTGTAAGTAAGTGGATTAACGATATAGGAACATCAATTCCTACTTTAAAGCGGAAGATAACTACGAATGGTAAGCCGATATTAACTTTTTTTGACAGTTTAAAAGATGTTTTTGATTGGATTGTTAAACATAAATCAGCAGTTATTGGTTCAATAGAAGGGATTGCAACAGCATTAATTGCTTATAAAATAGCTTCTACGATATCGCATATCACAACAAGTATAATGAGTTTTACGGCAACGCTTACAACTGCTAAATGGCTGATAATGTATTTCACAACGGCAATAGCAGGGCTTTCAGCTATAATATATACATACAATAATGCACAACGAGAAATATTGAAAAACAATCTCAGCAAGCATTTTGGCGATATGGCTCTCACTCTTCAAGATTTGGAAAGGGTAGCAGAAAATATTGTTAATTCAGGAAGTTTAACTGCTGTTGACAAGGCACTTGAAGCATTTGGAGATTTGGACGATATTTCAGCAACAATGAAAGAGGCTACAAGTAAGCTGGATAAGCTTAATTGGAAAGTTTCTATCGGAATCAAGCTTAATCCTGATGAGCAGGAAGATTATAAGACGGCAATAAGTGATTATGTGACGGCGGCGCAAAACTACGCACAACAGTCACAATATGCAGTAGCACTTAATCTTTCAGTAGCATTTGATGAAAACGACGAAAACGGCGCTGATGTTGTATCTAAAGTAAATCAGTTTTACCAGGATAAATACGACAGATTATCAGAGCTGGGGACTAAGCTTAATGAGGCTGTAACAGATGCGTTTAATGATGGACTTCTGGATATCAAAGAAGCACAGACTATATCAAATATTCAGGCGGCAATGGCAGAAGTTGAGGAACAGCTTGCAACAGGAGAGTTTGAAGCTAAAATGTCTGTACTTCAGTTAGATTATTCAGGAAAGGATTTGACAAGTGACGCATTCCAGAATCTTCAGGACGAATTAAACAAGCAGATTGAGACTGCAACAGAATCATACAAAGAAGCTTATGTAAAGAACTTTGCATCGATTAAAGCTGCATATGAGGCAGGAGATTATCTGTCAGACGAAGAATATAACAATGCTCTTGAATCTTTGAAAGAAAAGTACCTTGAAAATGTTTCAAACATTCAGCAGAAAGCAGCAGAGTTCCAGATGAATACTATCACAGATGCGTACAGTGATGAAATAAGCGAGGCTAAGAAAAAGTGGGAAGATACACTTGATGAACAATTCGGAGAAGAATATGCGCAATCATGGGCGGAGAAATCTGGAGCCATGTGGCAGCAGGTATATGACACCATGTCTTCTACAGCGTATTTTGATTCTGCAGACAGAACAGCGATATCTAACCTTCTTGATGCATTAAAACCTACAATGGAAGAAATGCAGAATACTATTGATGAATATACGGCAGCAGGTAAAGAAGTACCTAAGGCATTATCTGATGGAATGAAGGACTATGAGGCTTTACTTGCATTAACTAACAGTACGGATTCTGTAATGAATGCAATAGGAGAATCTATTGCAAACACAGATAAATACGACGGCATTATGAATATGCTTGATGAAAAAGGCATGAAAATACCGGAACAGGTTGCAACATCAATTCAGAATAATTCAGACAAAGCAAAAGATGCATGTACACAGTTATATGATGAGGTGAACGAAACCTTGACACATTTGTTCTCTAAAGGAATAAGCGTAGATGCAGCAGTCAATCTTAATCTTAGTGCTGTATATGACAATTCAGGCAATTTAACTGGTCCATATAGCAATGACTATATAGAACAGAACAGCAAAATGAAGCTAAAATTGCCGGGACATGCTGACGGCGGAATATTCACTGATCCGCATATAGCAGCTTTCTGTGAGAATGGAATGGAATCTGTTATACCTATAGATGGAAGTGCTAATGCATTATCATTATGGGAAAAGACTGGTCAATTATTAGGGCTGAGTTTTAACATTGAAAAACAGGGTGGTAGCAATGCAGTATCTATGTGGCAGCAAAGTAAGAATCTTATAGACATGAGTGGAAACTTTAACACTGATACACTGCACAGCCAGCCTAGCGGACCGGTAACAATTGAATATAAACCGACATTACAGTTTTATGGAGAAGCTCCAAGCAGTGAGGATATTCAGAACGCATTGAGTATATCTCAGAGCGAATTTGAAGAACTAATGGACAGGTATTTAAAGGAGAACGGAAGGAGTTCGTTCTAAAAGGAGTATAAATGGCTAAAACATATACAACAATGTCCGGCGATACATGGGATAGAATCTCAAGAGAGGTATATGGTTCAGAATCGTATACCTCTTTTTTGATGGCTAACAATCAAGACAAATTAGACACATTTGTATTTTCGGCGGGTGAAAAACTTATCGTTGAGGATATTCCTGAAAAAACGAAAGTTCTACCAGATTGGAGGTCATAATGGCACTCCCTAGATATGTCGAGGCATTAATTAATTATGATGGTACAAGCAGACAGGTTATTACCGAGACAACGACAACAACAGAAGAAACAGAAAATACATGGACATACACAGTAGAATCCGGAGATACACTGTGGGGAATAGCGGATAGTTATTATGGTTCAGGAATCCGATACACAGAAATCTATGATGCGAATGCGGACATAATAGAAGCTGCAGCACAAGATCATGGTTTTGACAGTTCAGAAGGCGGTCACTGGATATGGCCAGGCGAAGTATTTAGCATACCGGGCATAGGCGGTTCAGAAGAGATTACAACCACTACAACAAGAGTGGAGGTTATAGGAGAGCCTATGCCAGAATTGGGAGATATGATTAAGGATAAATTATCAGCCTTGTCATATACAGATGTTGCAAGCGGGCAGTCTGATACTGCGAGCATTACAATTGCTGATATATCTAAGGATTGGCTTACAACATATTATCCCCAAAAAGGCGCTGAATTCACACTTGGGATAAAACTTAATAATTGGAATAACACAGGTGACAGCAGCGAATGTAATTATGGAACATTTATCATTGATGATATTGCACCATCTGGAAGACCTCTGAAAGAAACAATTAGCATGGTGAGTATGCCGTCTAATAATGACTTTAAAACCTTGTCAAGAGATGATACATGGAAAGATACAACTATTAGAGATATTGCACAGGTGATAGCAGATAGAGCAGGAATAGAACTTTATTATGATGCGCCTGACATACAAATATCCGAAATTGAACAAAATAAACAGGTAGATAGTAGCTTTTTACTATCTCTATGCGAGAAGTACGGACTTGGAATGAAGATATACAATCACAAGATTGTAATATTTGATATTGTTGAATACGAACAGAAAGATAGCGTGTTGACTATTGATGAATCTGAAATTACAACATGGACGGGTTCAGACACAATAACAGGAACATATACAGGCGTAGAACTTGGATATTCAGATCCTGACAAAGATAACACGATTAACATATTTATAGGGGAAGAAGGAAGAAAGTACTATCTTAATGTACAGGCTTCAAGCGAATATGACGCACAACTGCAGGCTGCAGCAAAGGTTAATGAAGCAAACAGAAAAATGCTTACACTGTCTATAACAATGATGGCTAATCCTGACATTGTTGCAACGCAATGTATTGACATTACAGGGCTAGGAAGACTTAACGGTAAATATTACATAGACAGCATTAAGCATGATATTACCAAAGGATACAACCAAAAATTAACAGTACACAAAGTACAGGACCCAATAATAATATCTGCGCCGGTATATCAGGAAGAAGATACAACAGATAACAGTAAAAACATTTATATCGTAGAATCCGGAGATACACTGTGGGGAATAGCGGATAGTTATTATGGTTCAGGAA